AACTTTATTAGAATCTAGTCCCTTAAAAAATAAACCAAATTTTATAGATAATTTTATAAAATCTAAAACGCAATTGAAAGGAAAAAATGTTATTAAAAAAATCGGCGTTCCAAAAAAATAAATATAGTATTTTAAAAGGAGCTATTAATAAACAATTAGCAGATTTTGTTTATAATTATTTTTTAAATAAAAGAAAAGTTGCAAGATTTTTATTTGATCAAAAATACATATCGCCATTTACAGAATACTTTGGTGTATGGAATGATGAGCAAGTGCCAAACACATATTCTCACTATGGAGATATAGTTATGGAAACTTTATTAGAACAAGTAAAACCTGTCATGGAAAAACATACAGGATTAAAATTATCAGAGACATACTCTTATGCTAGAATATATAAAAAAGGAGATGTGTTAGCTAGACACAAAGATAGATATTCTTGTGAAATATCTACTACATTAAATCTTGGTGGTGATAACTGGCCAATATATTTAGACCCAACAGGCAACAAGGGTCAAGCAGGAATTAAAATAGACCTTAAACCAGGTGACATGTTAATATACTCTGGTTGTGATTTAGAACATTGGAGAGAAGAATTTGAGGGCAAAGATTGTGGACAAGTATTTTTACATTATAACAAGGCATCTTCTAAAACAGCTAAAGAAAATCAATACGATGGCAGACCTTTTTTAGGGTTGCCTGCATGGTATAAAGGCTTTAAATTACCTAAATAATATTGTATATAATAATTTGGCGGGAGATCTCCACCATACCATCTCCTGCCTAATTATTAAGGATTTTATATGCTACAAAAAGTAAAATTTGCACCAGGTTTTAATAAACAAGTCACATCAACAGGCGGCGAAAGTCAATGGGTTAATGGCGATAATGTTCGTTTTAGATACGGCACTCCTGAAAAAATAGGGGGTTGGTCACAATTAGGATCTGTGCAGATAACAGGTAGAGCAACAGCTATTCATCACTTTGTAAATACATCAGGTATCAAGTATGCTATTTTAGGAACTAACAGAATTTTGTATGCATACTCTGGTGGTATTTTTTATGATATACATCCCATCAAATCTACAACAACTCTAACAAGTGCATTTAGCACAACTAACGGTTCAAAGACTGTAACTTTAACTTTTTCGTCAGCACATAATATAAATAAATTTGATATTATATTATTAGATAACTTTAGCTCTATCACTAACTCTGGTTTTACATCTACTAATTTTGATGACAAAAAATTTATGGTGACATCTATTCCAACGGACACCACACTTACGATAGAGATGGAATCCAATGAATCCGGATCAGGTGCCTCTACATCTGGTGGCATAAGAGTTAAACATTATTATTCTGTTGGACCTGCTGTTGAGGTTGCATCAACAGGTTGGAGTCTTGGATCATGGGGCGGGCAACAAGCAGGTCAGTTTGTATCCACGTTATCATCAAGTATAAATGCTAGTGTAACAAGTCTAACAATGGCCAGCTCATCCTCATTTCCATCATCGGGTACAGTATTGATAGATAACGAGTTAATTACCTACACCGGTAATGATAATAGTGGAGTTTTATCTGGTTTGACTAGAGGTGCATCAGGCACAACAGCAGCTACACATTCATCTGGAGCAACAGTAACAGATGCCTCAAACTTTTTTGCATGGAACGCTGCAGCATCAGGAGACATCGTAACAGCACCTGGACTTTGGTCACTGGACAATTTAGGTAACAAACTAGTTGCAACCATTAATGGTGGAGAAAGTTTTGAATGGGATTCAAATCCTACAGGAGCAAACAATACTAGAGCAACTATTATATCTGGTGCACCAACAGCTTCTGCGTTTAGTTTAGTTTCCACACCAGACCGTCATTTAATATTTTTTGGAACAGAGACAACAATTGGAACTAAATCGACACAAGATCCTATGTTTATAAGATTTTCAGATCAAGAAGATATTAACACGTATGCACCAAGTGCAACTAATACTGCGGGCACACAAAGATTAGCCGATGGATCTAAACTCGTTGGAGCAATTAGAGGTCGTGATGCGATTTATATTTGGACTGATACTGCGTTGTTTACCATGAGATTTGTTGGTCCACCATTTACTTTTTCTTTTCAACAGGTTGGTACAAACTGTGGATTGATTGGACAAAACGCAGCCATTGAAGTTGATGGTACTGCATACTGGATGTCAGAAAATGGTTTCTTTAGATATGCTGGTAGACTAGAATCATTACCATGTTTAGTTGAAGATCATGTATTTGATGATATCAATACCACACCTAAACAACACATTAATGCAGGATTAAATAATTTGTTTGGTGAAGTAATGTGGTTTTATCCAAACTCAGGTTCTGGTGTTGTTAATAGGATGGTAGCATATAATTATTTAGACTCAAGTTCTGAGCGACCAGTGTGGACTACAGGAACATTAGCAAGAACAGCATGGGAAGATTCTGCTATATTTGGTAGACCACATGCAACAGAATATGACTCAAGCGCAGAAACAGCAGACACAGATGTTAATTACGTTCATGGTAACACAGATGGCGCATCAACATATTACGAACATGAGACTGGTTTAAATCAAGTTAAATTAGGTCAGACAACTGCTATTACAGCGAACATAGAGTCTGGTAGTTTTGATATTGGTGCACAAGGTTTAAATGGTGATGGCGAGTTTATGATGAAAATAAGAAGAGTAATACCAGACTTTCTTTCACAAACAGGTGATGCAAGGGTAACACTAAATTTAAAAGATTTTCCAAATCAATCAAAAGCTAGTTCTTCTTTGGGTCCATTTACTATTACTAGTAGTTCTACTAAAATAGATACACGAGCTAGAGCTAGAGAGATATCACTAAAAGTAGAAAATACTAGCACTAGTCAGTTTTGGAAACTAGGAACATTTAGAATAGATTACCAACCGGACGGTAGAAGATAATGGAAAAATATGATAGAGCATGGATTAAAAGAGCATTAGATCCGTCAACTCCCACAACGGAAGCAATGGAGACTGTTAGAACTGGAAGTTCTGAATACAAAGGTAAAGAAATATTATTTCCTACTATTAGATTAATAGATGGTAAATTAGTTAAATTAGGAGATAAAGCCATGGACTTTGCCATAGAAAAAGGAGATTACATAGAATTTGATAATAGAGAGGAAGCCACTACTTTTTCAAAAAATTTATCTAAGATGATAGACAACGCCAGAAAAACTAATAAAAAAATAGGAAATAATTAATGCCATTGAATAAAAAAGGTAAAAAGATAATGAAGTCTATGAAAAAACAATATGGTAAAAAAAGAGGTGAACAAGTTTTTTATGCATCATTAAATAAGAAAAAAATTAAAGGAGTTAAAAAAGCATAATGGCAAAAATAGTACAATCATTAACACAACCACCAAAAGAGTATGATCAAATTTCATTTTTATCTTTGGTTAGAGATTTAAATGGTTTGATAGAAAAATTAAATACTACTTTTCAAGAGGAGAAAACAGAAGACAACGATGCTATTGTTTTCTTTTTAGGATAAATATGGCGAATGTTTTTGTAAACAAAAAAGTAGATTTAACATCTACAGACAGTACGACTTTATACACAGTGCCTTCGGCAACGACTGCTATAGTAAAATCAATATTGGTTAGCGATGATAGTGGTAGTGGATCTACCATAACCATACAGATAGATGCAGGCGATTTAACTTTATTTAGTGTTGCGCATCAAAAAACCATATCTGCTAACACACCAACAGAAATATTAACCCACCCATTAGTCGTTGAAACAGGAGAGATAGTAAAAGTTACAGCGGGTAATGCAAATAGGCTCCATGTGATCCTATCGGCTATGCAAGTAACACCTAGAACGGTGGTAACATAGCCTTGATTTACTTGTAAAAAACAAGTATTAATATAAATTCAGGTGTAATCCCTGCCTTTTAAAATAAACAACATTTAATATATATGATTAACAGAGCAAAAATGCCAAGACAATTACGTAACAAAGGTGGAATAACAAATATAATTCCAAGAGAAAAATATGGTATTGGTAGTAGTATTAAAAAAAGACTTAGAAAAATTATACCTAATGAATTAGCAGATGTTGCAGTTGCAGCTGCACCATTCGTTGCACCATTTAATCCTGCTATTGCAGGTATCATGAGAGGTGTTGGTAGATTTGATCAAAGAGGCAGTATCAGCGATGCACTAAAACAAGGTTTTGGAACTTATGCGGGTGGACAGTTATTTAGAACAATAGGAGGAGCTGGAGCGCAAGAGGGTCTTGGTGGTTTTAGATTTTCGTCTCCACTAGATGAAAGTGGAACTGCTGCAGTAAGAAATTTATTTGATCCTCAAAAAAAATCTACTTTTGACGATAAAATTTTAACAGAAGTAACAAAGGAAACATCGACTGGTAAGACTCGTGGTATAGGAGCTATTGAAAAACTTAGACAACAGATACCAATAATAAATAAACTAGATCCTATTGTAGGGCAACAATTAATCGTGGGTGGAGCAACGAGTGCTGCTAGTTTAGTGTATGATAAATTTGCAAATGATTTTAGAGAGCATGATCCAGAAACAGAGAGTTATGAGGAATACCTTGCTCAACGAAAAGAAACTGTGGGAAGACAAATGAGACAGTATTTTGATAATTATTTTAAATTTGATAAAGAATATTCTGCATTGGATGATGCTGGTAAAGATGCTTTTGTTGCAAGATATAATTTAAAAAAAGGTGGTAGAATAGGTTATCAAACCGGTGGTATTACTATGGCCAACACACTTGCAGAGAACATAGCTCGTAATAAAGCTAATCAGGCTGCTATTAGTAAAGTATTTCAAGCTGCAAGAGATAAAATTGCAAAAACAAAAGACTATGCTGTTCCAGTAGTTCAAGGAGCTAGAGCTTTATTAACCGGAGCAGGAGAGCCAATAATAACAGATACCATGAGACAAGACTTAATTAAAAGAGCAGAGGCAAAAGGAGGGGACTCTGGTGTTTTAGGATATGAAGATTATGGATTAACTCCAGCCGGTAATGTTTCAGGTGGAAGATTTGGCGGAGGTATAACAGACATAATTAGTGATCCACAAGCATTTGCTAATGCTGCAACTTTAGGAAGAGTAACATTTAGTAGAGATCCAGAAACAGGAGAATATTCTTTTGGAGATACAAAATATGATTTTAACATTGCAGACACAGACACAGGATTAGCTGCAAATTTATTAAGAGGAATAAATGTTGGTGGTCTTAAAACTGCAATACCTAATGTAACTAAAGATTTAGTTCAAGGTGCAAAAGATTTATTTAAACCAACGGAAGCTGCAGCAGCAGAAACAACCCCGACACCTGATGCTGGTACAGATAGACCAACCATGGCAGATGTTGCGGGTCCTTCAAGAGAAACAATAATACAAAGAATTTTAAAAGAAATAGAACCTGGTTTTAAAGAAGGATCTGGAGTAGCTGCAGCGTATCCAGATCAATATAAAACTGGACTTAATTTAGATTATTTAAAAACTTTAGATCCAGATGAAATAAAACTAAGATTAGATAATGCATATCTTCAAGGTGAGGGTTTTGAAAACCCAGATTTTAGTAGAGGAAGAATAGGAGGAGGTAGGCCATTTTTTAGATATGGTCCAGAGTATATGAAAGACTTTAATATGGCAGGTGGTCCTCTTCAATTATCTGATCAATATACTGGATATAATTTAAGAAATGAATTAGGTCAATTAGAATCAATATTAGGTAAAGAAACAATAAAACCCTATCAAACTAAAGTAGAGGATGCATTAATAGATTTGTATAGAAATAGATATTCAGGTGATTCAGATCTTCAACAAAGAATATTTGGTCTAGCATCAGGCGGCATGCCAACAGGTATTATGAGATCAAATCAAGCAGGAGTCATGGAACGAGACTACAGAGACAAAGGTGGCTTTGTGCCAGTAGGTATCAAAGAAAAAGCAGATGACGTACCAGCTATGTTATCTAAAAACGAGTTTGTAATGACGGCTAACGCTGTTCGAGGAGCGGGCAACGGGAGCATTGAAAAAGGAGCACAAAGGATGTATGATACAATGAAACGATTAGAAAAGAGAGCAAGATAATGGCAATAGACACAAATAAAATAAAAGATGATGCAGCAGGTATTTTAAATATATTACGTAAAATTTCACCAAGTGGTATGACAAGATCAGTTGCTGAAATGTTACAAGGCAATCAATCTCAAATTATGAAAGCCATTAAACAAATTTTAAAACTTAATCCAACAACAGGTGGAGCAACACAAGCTGTAGAGTTTATTGTAGATAGATATAAATTACCTGAATCAGTTGCAGCAAGATTAGTTGCAAATGAACTAACAGATGCAAATGTACCAACTGATTCATCAGGATCAGCAGATGATTTTACTGAAAGAGGCACAGGACCTGATGCAGGTGCAGAAGACACATCTATGCCACCTAAAAGAAAAATAGATTTATCAGAACTTTTAAAAAGATTACCTAAAGAAAATAGAAGATATGATGACGAAGGTTTTCCAGATTATGAAGGAGAAAGGTTTCCAGGTGGTCCACCTTTTAATCCAAAACCTTTTTTTCCTAAAATGGAACCTTATCGTCCTAGGTTTGATGAAGAAGGAAACGAAATAAGACCATATAACGTAGAACCTTATCGTCCTAAATTTGATGAAGCTGGAAACATATTACCCGAATTCGGTACACTTCTGGCTGATGGTGGTAGAGTATTAAAACAAACAGGCGGTATAACAGAAACAAGAAACTTACCACCAGAATACGTAGAAGCATTAGGTAAAACATATGCAGCAGATCTTACAAGGCAAGCTGGTATACCTAGTATTACTACAGCAACAACTCAACAACCAGGTGAGACTGCAGAACAGTTTGCACAAAGACAATCACAAGCACAACAGTTTGGTATTACAAGAGCAGGTATGGCTGAACTTGCACCGCAGGTTGCAGCACAAGATGCATTACAAGCAGCAGCATATACACAAGCAACAGACCCATCAACAGGTCTTGGTGCTTATCAACCTTTTTTAACAGAGGCACAAACAGCTGCAACAGGAGCAACTGCATTAACAGGGCCTATGACAACTGCTCAAACAACAGCATACATGTCGCCGTATCAACAACAAGTTATAGATGCTACACTAACAGAATTTGATAGACAAGCTCAGATAAGACAAAACCAACAAGCAGCAGCAACACTTGGTATACCAGGTGCATTTGGTGGTGGTCGTGAAGGTGTACAAAGAGCAGAGTTTGATGCAGCGAGTGACAGGAATCGAGCGGCTATACAATCTAATTTATTACAACAAGGTTTCCAACAAGCACAAGCTGCAAGACAACAAGACTTTGCTAATCAAATGGGTTTATCTAATTTACAAAGAGGACTAGGAGCGAGCGCTCAAGACTTTAGTAGAGCACAGATATCTGGCCTTGGCACATTAGGTGCACAACAACAAGCACAAAACCAAGCGATACTTGATGCACAAAGACAAGCAGCACAAATGGCTGTTGATGATCCAAGAAGAAGATTATCAATGTTAGGTCAAGGTGTAGCTGGTCTGTCGGGTCTAGGAAGTGTACAAATAAGCGAGGCTCCACAAGCAGCTCAAGCTAGTCCATTAACAACAGCTTTAGGTTTAGGTTTAGCAGGTGCTGATATCTATGGAAGGATATTTAAGTAATGTCTAGAATATTAAAACGACCTATGTTTCGAAGAGGTGGTAAAGTTAATGAAGGTATTATGTCTGGAATAGTTGATAGAACTAAACACGCAGAAAATCCTTTTCCAGGAAGTAATATTGATAGAGAAGCTTTAATAGGTAATAGAGAACTTTTAGAAAGTATATTAGAACAATCAACACCTAAAACAAGATTACCTATTGGTGAGTTTGGTTTAAATCTAGCATCGGGTTTATCTATTACAGATGCACTAAGAGATCCTTATAAAAGATTTACAAGAGCTGATGATGCAAGAGAAGCAGCTATTAAAGGTGGAGCAGCTAAATTAGCTATTGGTCAAGCTTTAAAACCAGGTACAGGAAAATTTGTAACTTTACCTCCTGAAATTGCTAAAGCAAGATTTAAAGGAGCTTATAGTCCAAATACAATTTATCAAGTAAATACTGTTACGGGTGAAGTAAAAACAGATACTGTTGGTCCTAAAGAAGTAATAAGAGATGCTGGAGATCCTTATGGGAAAAGATTAGATGAAAAAGCCGCTGATTCAGACGTAAAAGCAATTGAAGATGCAGAAAAAAATTATTTTCAAGCTAATAAATTAGATCAAACAATCGGTGTTTTAAGCACGTTAGCTCAGACATCTGACAAAGAATTACAAACTGGAACTTTAGGTCCACTTAAATTAAGTGCAACTAAATTATTAGCGGATCTTGGTGTTGATGTAAATTTTCAAAATGTTCCATTAGCAGAATTATTAAATGCAGTTGGTGGTAAAGTTGCTATAGATGCATTACAAGGTTTTAAAGGCGCAATATCTAATAAAGAATTAGATTTTGTAGTAGGTATAAATCCTGGATTAGCAACTTCTAAAGAAGGTATTAAATTACAATTAGAACTTTTATCAAGAGCAAATAATATTAGTAAAAAATATTATACAGACGTTGTAGCTCCTTTTGTTGATAAAAATAAAGGTTTAAGAGGAACGTTAAATGGTAAAAGTTTTAAACAATTGCAAACAGAATTTTATGAAAAAAATCCATATTTAACTCCTGAAATAGAAAATAAAATAGCTGCAGCTCAAAATAGAGTTGATCCAGAATATTCAAAAAATATTGTTATAAAAGATGGTGTTAGGTATCTTATTATTCCTAGCACAGATGAAGTTTTAATGTTACCAAATGTTGGAGATTAATAATGACAACAATAACAGATCCAAAATTAAAACAAGAAATTTTAGATTTATTTAACGAACAGAGTACAACAAAAACACCAAGTATATTTGATTCTGAAAAAGTAATAGATCCTAATTTAAAAGCAGAACTTTTAGCAATTCAAAAAGATCAAAGTGAAAAAAGTTTTTTAGAAGGTGTAGGTGAATCAGTAACAGATTTTTTTTCAGGTACTAAAAGAACTGAGTTTGCAGAATTACCAGAAATAGGTGAGTACAAAGGAAAAGGAGCATTTAAAATAGCTGCTGGTTTAAGTCTTACTCCCAATCAAAAATCACAGTTAGATATAATTTTAAATCAAGTGCCTGGTAGTAATGCTATGGAAGATAAATTTGGTAATTTAATTATTGTGATGCCTGATGGAAAATCTTTTTATTTAAATAAACCAGGAGCATCTTTTCAAGACTTTGCACAAACAACTGCACAAGTTTTACAATACATACCAGGATATTCAACCATAGCTAAAAAATACGCTGGTAATTTATTTAAAAGAGCCGCAGCACAAACTGGTCAAGCAGGTGTTGTAACTGCTGCACAAGAAGCAGGAGCAGTTGCTTTAGGTGGTAATTTTGACGAAGGAAGAGTAGGAATAACTGGAGGTATTACTTTAGCATTTGAAGGAGTTGTAGGACCTGTAGGTAAAGCTGTTTTAAAATTATTTAGAGGTAATCCAAATTATTATAAATTAATTACTGAAACAAAACCTGATGGTAAAAAAGTTAAAAGAATAGAAATAACTAAAGATGGTTATAAAGCTTTAGATGCTGCAGGAATTGATACTAATAAAATGTCACCAGATTTTGCAGAAAAATATTTTAACAATATAGTTAAAGGTGTAGATGATGAAGTTACAGCGGTTTCTACAACAGCAAATGAGTTTGGTATTGAGTTATCTAAATCACAAGCAGTAAGAAATGAAGAAGGTATTGCTGCTTTATATGCTGCAGCTAAAGGAGATTATGGAGTAGAAGCACAAAAAAAAGCTAAAGCATTTTTTGATAAACAAGAAATAGACATTGGAGTTGGTTTAAAAACTTTAATTAATAAATTTAATAAAGGAGAAATTACAGAAGAAAGTATAGAAGATTTAGGGCAGAATCTAATTAATTCAATTGAAAGAGAAGCTAAAAATGCATCAGATAAAGTTACTTCCGCATATAATTTAATAGACAAAGATGCTGTTTTTAATGGCGAAGCATCAAATATACAAGTTCTTTTAAATTCTGTTAAAAAAACCATGAAAGATGAATCTAAACAACCTTTTCGTATATTAAGAGGAGTGGACGAAAGCACAGGTATTTTAGATAAAGACTTAACACCTGCTTCACTTAAATCTTTTAATGAAATTAAAAAGTTTGTAAATTCTTTTAAAAAGAAAAAATCATCAAAAAAAGTACCACCAAAAACTTTAAATGATTTTGAAAGTATGAGAAAAAAATTAAATAGTTATATAGGTGCAGCAAAAAATGATACTGATAGAAAAACAGCGATAGCTATAAAATCAGAATTTGATAAACTATATGATGACACTTTAGATAATTTATTATTTGCTGGTAAAGAGGGTGATGAAGTTTTAAAACAAAATATTAAAAATGCTAGAAAAATTTTTAAAGATAAAGAAGAAACATTTGGTGTAAACGTTATAAAAAAAGGACCTGTAAAAATAAACGATCCAGCTGGTCAAGCTATACAAAAAATATTAATAGACCCCGACGTAACAGGTATGAAAGCAATTAATTATATATATGGCACTGGAACTGTTGGTCGAAATAAAACAGGAGTTCAAATAATAAAACGTTTAAAAAAAGTTTTTAATGTAGAAAATTTAAAACCAAATATTGCGGCACAAAAAAGTAAAGATTTTGCAACATTAAGATCAGGTATGATTGAAAAAATGTTTAATGATTCAATAAAAAATGGAAGATTTAATCCACCTTTGTTAGTTAAAAATTTTGATTACATATTTAATAAAAACCCTGATTTTGCAAAATCTTTATTTGGTGTAAGAGAAATAGAAACATTAAAAGAATTTGTTTTTGAAGTAAGAAAAACTTTAAAACCAAATGATTTAGCTAGTCTAACGGCTACTTCAACTGGAATAACTAGAGCAATATCAAGATTAGGAAGACAAGGTATTGGGCTTCTTTTATACAAATTAACAGGAAGTATTAATGGATTAATTCTTGGTAGAAGTGCTTACGATAACGCAAGAGATGTTTTTGAACAAAGAGCTGCTAAAAAATTAATTTCACAAGAGTTTGGTGAACCGCCTGGTTGGTTAAAAACTATGAATGAAACAACAGGAACAGGAAGAAAATTAGCTACAACTGTTGGAGTTGTAAACCAAGTTATAGGTCAAACTGTTGCACCAATGGCTGTAGATGCCCCAAGAACATCTGAAGAATTTATAGAAAATATTAAACCACCTGAAACAAATTTAGGTGGATTTAGAATACCTAGAGTTGGAACCATTGGTGATCAAAGCTCATTACTTTCAACACCAGGCATTAGCCCTGCTTTACTAGCTAGAGCATCTACACCACAACCATCTGGTATTACAGCATCTGGCTTAACACCAACAGAGTTAGGATTACTGTCACCTGAAGAACAAGCTATCAGATTAAGACAAAGAGGAATGGCGTAATGGATGAAGATCAAATCTTACAATCAATCATAGCAGACCCTGATGTAGTAGACCCTACTATTGATGTATCTCAATTAAGAAAAACCACACCTACAAGTCCAAGATTATTAGGTAATGTTTCTGGTATCGAAGGATTAAGATTTGATCCTACAAGAACAGACTACATAAGAGATTTATATTCTGTCTATGGTGGTGGATTACCAACTATAGATGTAGCACCAGTTGTAGATACAACTACACCAGTTGTAGATACAACTACACCAGTTGTAGATACAAGTGGCACGGATCAAGTAACGGGTAGCGGGGGAACGACACCAACAAGCACAGATTTCGAACAAGGTTTAATTGATCAAGGTATTGGAGTGCAAGATGCGATACGTGATCCTGTTGTAGCACTAGGTGAGATACCAGTTACACAAGAAGAGATAGATACATTTAATGCATCAGCTTTGACTGGAGGTGTTCCTGATACAAACATTACAGCACCATCTGGTGATGTGTTTGCGGCGGGCGATCCATTAGTTGAGGAAAAAATAGATTTTGCACCAGAACAACAAGGATTAATAGACCAAGCATTTTCTAAAGTAGGTTCAACTGCTAGTGATATTATGAATGACTTATCACAAATACCAGGAGCCATAGCAGACTTTGCAAATCAAACTGTAGATATAGCTGGTCAAAAAATTAACGTAGGTAGAACTTTAGCAGCAGCCGCAGTTAATCAAATTATAGGTGCACCAGTAAGTTTAGTGTTTGATTTATTACCTGAGCAATCAATTGCACAAACTACAACTTTAAACATAGTTGATAAATTAAAAAATGAAAAAGGTAAATCTTACAGTAGATTTAGTCAACCAGTAGGAAATATAAATGTTGATCCTTTTGGTAGAAGTCCTACTAATCCTGAAAGTTATGAAGAAACTTTAAAAGATGATATATTAGGAAGAAATCAATCAGGATTTGAAACGGCTGAAAGAAGAGCAGCTAAAACAGATTACGCACGAGATTATTTTAATGACAAAGCTAAAGCAGCAACTGGTGTTGAGTTAGACAAAGACACAGTTTTAGGACCAGCAGAAATAGGACCTGTAACCACATTAGAACAACAATTAGGACAAATTGCAAAAGATGCAAATGTTGAAATAGGTTTACCACCATCGACAGTAGAAACATTTAGAGGTCCAACTATGGCAGAAGTGGCGGGAACAGGAAAAGGCACTATTGGAACAACAACTGAAATTGATGATTTTGATTTTGGACCTGAAATTGGAAAAGCTGCACCTACGACATCTAAAGATCCTATTGGTAGTTTTTTTGATGCTGTTGATGAGGCTGCAGGTGGTGGTACTCCAAGTGGAGGTTTAACCGATGCACAAGCAGAAGCTAATAGAGATGCAGCTATGGGAGGTGGTAACACAGGATCAACTGGTGTGTCTGATGCACAAGCAGCAGCTAATCAAGATGCAGCAAGAGGTGGAGGCAGCGGATCGTCGGGTGGCGGCAAAATCGTCTGCACTAT